TTGAGGCAATAGTTACATACATAATCACGTTTTCGTAACTACTGTTTCCATTACCACCAGCTATTAACGCCCGTGTGCTATTAGAGCATGATGCAATACCCCAACCAGCGTAAAGCATGTCACCAAAGTCTGTTGCATTGCCAGTTGAGGCAATTGTAATGTAATCAATAACATTACGCTTAGTAATTCCATCTGTGCCGCCGCTTAACAACCCCCGCGTTGATGAAGCGCACCCCGCAAACTGCCGCCGCCCAACGGTCATGTCACCAAAGTCTGAAGCATTACTTGTAGAAGCAATGGTAATGTAATCAATCGTTAGTATACCGCCACTAACGTCACTACCCCCTGCAAAGATACCCCGTGTGCTTGATGAACACCCCGCGGGGTAACGTCTGTTTTCTGTAAGATCGCCAAAGTCGGTGGCGTTTCCATCTGACTGAATTGTAACGTAATCCATTGTGTTGGTGCCACCGCCGCCACCAAAGACGCCTCTGGTGCTTGACGAACACCCCGCAGACTGATCCCTAGCTTGACTCAAGTTGCCGAAGGTAGAGGTGTTACCAAGAGTATTGACTGTTATTTTTTGAATTAAATCTTGGTCAGTGCTTATACCAGCAAACAAACCTATTGTCGGCTGCACAGGCGTAACACCCCCACTTGCATCACTCGCCACAGACCAACCAAACGCATTGATCGCCCAGACGTTAAACGTGTAGCTTGTGCCGTTGGTTAGGCCAGTAACAGTGATCGGAGAGCTTGATCCTGATGCTCCAAAGGCACCTGTGCCATCCGTTACCCGATAACCAGTGATTGCGGAGCCGCCAACGTCTGACGGACTTGTGAAGCTAACATCTACCTGTGTATCACCAGCAGTTCCGCTGACCCCAGTTGGGGCATCTGGCGCATTAAGCCCATCGTGGCCTAGAAAGCCGCCTTTACCTTTAGCCATCGGAAACTCCTAATTAGCTAATTTCCTCGTAGCTCACGATCACTTTCAAATCGTTTGCAGTGCCAGCAGTTGCTGTAATCGACTTATCTTCTTCAAGGTAAATCGCTGTGTTCTTATCCAACGCAACCAATGACGCATCCGCAGGGACAGAAATCGTGCTAACAATCTCGCTGTTTGTGCCGCCGCCAGCCGCTGATGAATTGTGCGAAATCGTAATGTCGCAAGCGTTTGTGCCATCCACGTTTGCAATCTGGATCATGTTAATCTTAAACACTTTGCCAGATGATGCAGCGTTAGAAACGATACTTGTCGCTGATGTTGATGTTAGGGAAGTTGTGGACGTTTTGCCTGTGATAGTGCTTACGCCAACGATATTTGGTGCCGCCATTGTTAAATCTCCTTAGCCGAACACGATTGCCATAGCTATGGCTTTACCAGTGGATGCAGCATTGTCTAGCTGCGTTTGAATGTTGGATGTTACGCCATCCACATAGTTAAGCTCTGCCGCAGTTGCCGTAATCGCAGTGCCGCCGATGGAAAGCGTTGTGAAGTTACCAGTTGATGCAGAGTTTGCGCCAATCGGTGTTCCATCAATAGAACCAGAGTTAATATCAATACCAGTGACAGGCGTTGTTCCGTCAAGCAGATCATCCGTCTTGTCCCAGTTTGCATTTAGATAGCCGCCCCAAGCGTCTTCGTCGCCGCCAACGGTAGGCTTCTGAAAGCTGTATGTTGTTGTGTTTGTCGCCATTTACGCGGCCCTCTCTAAATAGTCTGCCTCTGTCCAAGTGTTGGTAGGATCAGAAGCATCCGTCCATATGGTTGTCGGATCATCTGCATCTAGCCACTTGTAACGCGCATTCACATCAGGCGTAAAGTCCATGCTGTCTGACGCAGACATCAGTCTAACTCTGTTATACGCTATATCTGGTGAAATTGAAATAGTGGCTGTTGAACGCCCAACAACGTCAATAACGCCATTGGATGTGAAGGTTGTCGTAATCGCTGGGCTTGCAGATACTTGACGCAATACCTGATAAGACACCGTAGGCGTGACAGTAATAGCCGTTGATGTGCTACCCTGCTCAATACTTATGTTTTTACCGTATAGATAACTTCCGTAAGTATTCTTGCCGTAACCCGGTCTAAAGCCTTCAACAACATCATAAGTCACCGCACTGATGCTCATAATGCCTTGCAAGCTAACCGTGGCTGTTGCGTCTTTAATGATAACACCGCTTGGCTGCGATACCGTTGTGGTGATGTTTGCTGTGGAACTTGCCTCAACAATAGTAACAGCCGCCGCACTTGCACTTACGCTGAAAGACGTAGACCCTGCAAATTGCGTAGTTTCTGGCTCACCATAAAGCCCAGAACCAAAAACACCTGTGTTATATGTTGAGCGTATTGCCATTAAGCTGCGGTGATGTCTAAATCACCTGTTGGGATGCGGAATACATCGCCATCGTTAATGGCCTTGGCTGTATCGAGCGCAGAGTGGACAATCATGTTTCCACCTGTCGCTGCGTCCATCACACCAATGTGGCTGATCGTTCCCCAGTTACCGCCCGATGCCGCAGGGAACTCAACTGCCGCTGAATTAGATGCAGTATCGCCTGTCACGGTAAATGTAACCGCTGTGCGGGCGTAGCCTGTTCCAGTTGATACCTCTGTGCCAGCAGAGCCAGTATCCGTTGGGTCAGACGTGAAAAGACCAATATACCAACTGGTCGGGCGCGTCACGCTGTCAGTAGTCAAAAGATACTGTAGCGTGTGCGTCTCAAAAGCGTTTGTTAAAGACATGGATTTCTCCGTTAGATATATCTAGGTGAACCATACACCATTTTATTAAGAATAACTAGTGATGCGCATGCGAGGCGCTGTGACCGAGAACCTCGTGTCATCAGATGCCTTTTGCAGCGACCCTAGTCCGTTTTGGTAGAGCCCCGACCAGACCTGTATCCGATTGTCGTCTAGCAAGTAGGGGGCGGCCTGCAAGAGTGCGCCGTACAAGTAGACGTCGGGATCTGACTGGAGTAGCCAGTTATATGTGTTGATGTCGCTCAGCGCAGGGATTTCCTGATAGTATGTGAGCTGCATCCCATATTCCGCATCCGGCGTTGGATACACTTCGATCGCCTCACCGATGTGCGTGTAATACTTAGGGCGCCCAGCCTGATCGCGTGTGTCTTCGCGATACTCTAGCATGTCATCAACGCTGATGGCTTGCAGGCGGAACGTGTTGCCAGATGTAATTGCGAAGCGCATTGTCTCGAGCCAGTCGGCCGGCAACTGCACATAACGGCTGTCGAGCGTCGCGTCGACGCGCTCGATCATCTTGTAGTGGCGCAGCTTGCGGTTGAGATCCGCCTCAACGAGTGAGATGAAATCAGGAATAACCGCGGTCAAGTCGTCGCGGTTTAGCCAGTTAGCGATGGCCGTTTTAAGCTCGGAATAAGTTGTAATGCTCACAGCGTGCCCGCCCTTGTCCTAAATACTTGGTTGTCGCGGTCATTCAACCACTTGCGCAGCGCCTTCGGATCGTCGGCGATGCCCTTACGTTTGAGCTCATAATACACGGAAAGAGGTATAGACGCCACCTTGTTGACGTCTCGGTATCGATCCGGCGTGTCGTTGTACTGACGCTTGTTCGCCTCGGCGATCGCGGAGACGTCCTGCTGCGTCTCGACAACGTATTCTCCCTTTTCATTCACATGCCAATACTTCGTGATGCCTGTCACTGGATCTTGGCTAAAAATTCGCTTCATCAGTGCCTCCAAAAGCGAGAGGGGCGACCGAAGCCGCCCCGCCGAACTTATGATACGTTCAAGTCCGCGACAACTGCGTGAGCAGCTTCGTTTGTCACTTTCAAGCCGAACTCTGCTAAGACCATGCGCTTCTCAGCGTCACCAGTCTTCGCAAGCTCAACTTGCTGGATTGGACGTAGGTAGCATACAGATGCGTACTCTGGGTCGAGTAGCCATGCATCCCGCTCTCTAGAGAAGCGGTTTGCGACCACATTTAGCGTCCCGAAGTCACTGAGATACACGTCAGCCGCACCGATGATTGTTGTTGGCGCGTCTGATGGCGCTTGGTAACGCTGTGCCGCGATACCCGCGAAGCCTGACACAACTGTCTTGTTGTGTGGGCCTACCATCAAGATGCTTGGCTGACCGCCAGATGTAAATGCTTGCTGCATTGCATCTTTCAACATCGCTTCAGTAAAGTCGCGCTGTGTGCCGTCTGTACGAGCAGTTGTACCGTCGCCAGTTGTCAAGCCGCCGCCTGAGCCGACGTTCTCGTTTGTCGCAACCCAAGCGCCCAAGCCGCCTGTCTCACGAGCTGTTGACGAGTTCCCGGCCACTTGCGCGTTATTGTCGGCAAGAGTTGCCTCAATATCGCGGCGAAGCTCTTTACCGCGCTTAGCAAGCTGGTACGCAAGTTCGTCGTTACGGCCCGCAAGATCCTGCGCGCCCATGTTGTCTGCGACAATCAATGTGCGGCGTAGAATGTGCGTGTAGTTACCAACGCGAGTTGTTGCTGATGTACTATCGAATGAAGACACATCGTCACCATCGATGCGAGCTGTAGTTGACGTCGCCGCCAAGCTATCAGTCTGCCACTCAAAATATGTGTTGGACACATTTTCTG